CTAAGACACCTTGTGAAGAACCACGTGCTTTGTCCGATGTTTCTTTCTTATCACAAGATTTTGTCAACATACAGGGCGTGTGGCTACCAAAACCTGAACGTGAGAAGGTACTATGTTCTCTCATGTGGGGCAGTGAAGTTAATGATCCCCGATGGACTCTTTTGCGTGCTTATGCTTTACGCTTGGAGAGTTGGCCTGATGTTGAATTACGTCGAGAAATTATGTCCCTTATTGATTTCATAACAAACCACTATACCTTTGACTTGGTCGGTGCCATTGAAGGAACCGATATTACTATGTCCAAGATACAAAGTGTTTATAAAAGTGATGATGAATGTTGGCGGTTGTACACTGTGGAAGGGAAAGAAGAACCCTATTCCGGTGACTGGTATAATCTTATTAGAGCGACACAGAATCTCGAGAGCCTAATAAACGATTCATCCAGCAAGATGACTAAAGTATTAGCGCCGTCTTATGAGGCGCCTACTGCCACAATAAGTAAAAGGAATAGTAATTCCACTGCAGCTAGTAAAGTTGCCTCTGACAACAGAGCTCAACAATACGCGCAAGCTGCCAAATCCGAAGTTTCCAATGCATGGAATTCAGCAAAATCCTGGGCTAGTAAGAAGACAGACCAAGCCAAAGCTGTTGCAAGCCAGGTGAGCCAAACTGCAAACGAAATTAAGAAAAGTGCTTCTAAAGCACGTTCCGAGGTTAAAGAAGTAGCGGAAGATGCTGCTCTCGGTACCACACTTGTAGAGGGTGTGGAGGACGTAGCTGAAGCTGTAGCCGAAGCATTGTTGATTGAGAAAAAGGGTAATGCCTTTACGAGCGTTCCAAACTCCAATCACAATCCCCGGGTGGGTAAAGGAAAGAATGGGAAAGCTTTTACGAGCATTCCAAAGTTCAATCCGAATAACCCGGGTATGGCTGCTGCCAAAGCGAAGTTCAATAAATTGTACCCGCAAACGTTAAGTCCTAGTGTGGAGGCAAAGATTAAAGCTTTGCCCCCTCAAGACCAAGCCTATGTACGTGCTGCTGTTTTTAAGAAGGTAGCTGACTTGGAGCGAAAGTACAAGAATGTGAAAACCAAATTGCCGAAAAAACGTTTGGTGAATGTTGATTTAAATCCTGGTCCCGGTGGTATTAAACGGTTCAAAGGACAAAAGAAAAGTAAGAAAAACAACAAACAACGTAAGGGTAAGAAAAGACAGAATAATTTCAAGTCTGATTCTGCTCCCGTTGCTATGTCT